GCGACGGTGTGGCGGTTCTCGACCAGCACGGTGGCAGCCGACCCGGGGTCAGGGAACTTCCGCTTCGACAACGCAGTGCCGGCGAGCGTGACCGCGATCTATCTCGACTCGGTGAATCAGAACGGGCTGAACCTCGATAACCTGATCCCGAACATCAGTGCGGGTGATGAGATCCTGATCCAGCAAGGCGACGACCCGAGCAAGTCAGTTCTATTCAACGTCACCAGCGTGCCGGTCGACAACACGGGCTGGTGGACGATCGCAGTCACGGCGCACACCGACACCGGCGGGCTGTTCGGGAATAACAAAGACTGCCTGTTTCTGTTCTCGAAGCCGGGCGGTGCAGGTGCAGGCGATGTCGTCGGGCCCGGGTCGAGCACCGACAATGCGATCGCACGGTACGACGGTGCGACAGGTAAGGTGATCCAGAACAGCGGCGCGCTGCTGAACGATTCAGATCAGGTCACCGCGGTCGAGACCCTGACATTCAAGCCGGAGCACGACAACGGATCGCAGGCTGCAGGGTGGACGCTGAACTGGAACAACGGGCAGAAACAGCGCGTGACGCTGACAGGTAACGGCGCGATCAGCATCACCGATCCGCCCGGCGCGGGTCACTTCACGCTGCGAATAATCCAGGATGCGACGGGTCTGCGCCAGCCGTCGTGGCCCGCATCGGTGAAGTGGCCGAACGGTGTAACGCAGCTGCCGTCGCTGCTCGGCAGTTCGATCGCTGTGGTCGAAATGTACTTCGACGGAACGGACTATTACGCCACGATGTCTGGCGGGTTGGCGGGGTATTCCTGATGTCGAGCATCATGCAGCAGTTCCGGCAGTGGCGACGCAACGTGCCCGCGGAGTGGCAGCGGCCCGAAGCGACCGAACAAATCGGCCCGCGGTTCGTCGAGACTGCGCTGCGCACAGCGTGGAAGAATGGCGCGAAGCACCGAGAGGGTATCGAAGGTGCGATCGTCGACGTGCGTCGGTTCCTGCAAGCGATGGGCGAGCCCGCACACCGACCGCCCGCAGCAGCGCGACGCATGGCGATGCACCGGCAGCAGCTGGCCGACGACTGGACCGCGCTCGATGCAGCCTTCACCGCTGCGAGCCTGAAGCGGATCGCGATGCAGTCGACGCGCATGATGTTCGACATCGTGCACCTGCAGATCGAAATGGGTGCACCGACTGCGCAGATCTGGCAGCACCTGCGCGACGCGTTCGCACGCAAAGACCCGGCGCAGAAAGAAGTCGACGGCCGGATCAAGTGGCCCGCGGGCATCCTGAACGAGCTCGCAGAAATCATCGACACCGCGAACAGCAACCCCGACGCGGAGTGACGAGTGGCGCAGGTAACCCGATTCGGCACGCTGTCGACGTCATCGGGCACCGGCGCTGATCGAACGATTACATCGTACAGCGCAGGGGCCGGCACCGACGTCGTGCTGGTCGCGATCTTCATCGTGTCGGGTACGGGCGCGGCGACGAATAGCGTCACCTTCGATGGCGTCGCGATGACTGAGGTGACCGCGTCACCGCAGGAGCCCGTGACCGGGCTGGTTGAAGCGTCAATGTGGTATTGCCCGCTGGGCAGCGCAGGGGTCAGCGGCGATGTCGTGGCGGATGGCAGCGCGTCATTCGGGTCGTCGAAGCTGATCGTTTTCACACTCGACAACGTGGATCAGACCACGCCGGTCGAAGATAGCGATGGCAGTGTGGGCTTCGGTGTCACCAGCATCAGCGACACCAGCACGCATCAGGCAGATTCGCTCGGCATCGACTGCTACGCGATCGACGATGACGGGATCGGAACGTGGAGCGACGGCGGTGCGGAGCAGACGACGATCCAGAATAGCGTGGTGTCTGCGACGCTCGGCCACGCAAGCGGTGCAAGCGAGGAAGACGATCCTGACACCAGCATTACGATGTCTTGGTCCGGCACTTCGGGCAACCCTGCACACATCCTGGCATCGTTCCAGCCGCTGACCGGCGCACCGATCCCGAGCATCACCAGCGTCGACGTCGACGACATCACGGTGCCGCACCAGGAAGACGTCGACATCGCGGGCACTGACTTCGGTGTGAGCACGGGCAAGGTGTATCTGGCGGACGGCGCCGTCTTCGCCACCGCGACGAAGATCGAGCAGCCGGTCGACACATGGGCCGACACTGCGATCACGCTGACGCAGATCGACCAGGGTGCGCTGCTCGGCACCGCTGCGACCGGCACGCTGTGGGCGTTCGTCGAAGATGCGGCGCTGGCCGTATCGGTGGCGCATCCGATCTTCGTCGGTGTGCGCGACGTTCGGATGCGGACCGGCACCTTCGTGACGCCGGGCGCCACGGGTAACTTCGACGTCGACGTGCTGGGCTTCCCTGATGACAACGTGAAGGGGGTAATGCTGTGGTGGCAGCCGGTCACAGCCGACGACACCGACACGGCCGATGCAGTCGCCGGCATGGGGCTCGGCGATGGAACCAGCCAGGCTTCGGTCTACTCGTACAGCGAAGACGCAGTGACACCTGCAGGCAACACACGACGCGAGCGCGATGCGGCGAACATCCTGCGCATGGTCGCGGGCGGCGGTGAAGGTTCGCCGCTGAACGTGGCAACGCTGACCGGCTCGATCGCGGGCGGCTTCCGGCTGAACTTCACGACGGCCACCGCGGGATACATCGTGCACTACGTCGCCTTCGGTGGCAGCAGTGTGCAGGCGACGAAGGGATCCGCGGCGGTCAATAGCAGCCCCGAAACCGGGCTGGCGTTCCGGCCCGAGCTGGTCTGCACGATGTCGTTCTGCGATCAGCTTGCCGATCCGCCGGCCGACTTCGGCACGGTCACCTGGGGATTCTTCAATGACCAGCTGGAAGAATGTCTTTGGTCGGCATACTTCGGCGACGACACGGCCGACCAGGCAGCGAAACGACGCATCGCGAACAATGACGGATACGCGGCGCAGACGTTCAATTCAGGCGTCACCTGGACGATGAGCGTCACCGCGATCAATGCAGATGGCTGGTCGTGGAGCGGCAGCAATAGCGACGGCTTCGACTATCTCGCATTGCACCTTGCCGGCGTGCGCACATCGATCCAGCAGTTCACGAAGAGCGTGGCGGCTGCACCGGCGACGCAGGCTCTGCCCAGCTTCGGCTTCATCCCGCAAGGGTATCTGATGCTGACCGGCGCACGCACGAACGAGGCGACCGGCGCAAGCGATGTGAACATGGGGCTGGGTGCATTCGACGGTGCGGTGCAGCACTGCAGCGCGCTCGGCGATGAGTTGAACGTCGACCCGTCCAATGCAAGACAGCGCAGCTTCGACGGCTTCGTGATTGGCATGATGGCGGACGCTGATCCTGGTGCAGTCGAATACAAAGCGAAGGCGCAAGCCATCGGCACCGACCAGTCGCCCGATCTCGTGTGGGATCCGAACGATGCAGCAGCCGACCTGATGCACGTGATCGCAATCGAAGTACCTGACGAACAATCGACCGCGCTGCGACGCGCCGGGGGAGTGAATGCCTAAACCGAAGATGCTTCTGATCTCTGAATCGACCGTGGCCGCTGTGCTGCAATACATGCAGGAGTTGAGCGTGCCGAAGGTGAGCGTGGGCGAAGTGCAGACAATGATGCAGGCGCTGATGCGACTGGAGCCTGCCGAAGACGAATCGAAACTGAAAGCGGTCGAACCGCCGGACGATGCACGCGGCTGAACTACTCCTGCCCTATCAGCAGCGATGGGTCGCCGACCTGTCGCCGGTGAAGGTGTGCGAAAAAGGTCGACGCATCGGGATCACGTGGGCGACCGCTGCCGATGCAGTCATCGACGCAGCGAGCCGCAGCGGATCGGACTGGTGGTACACGGCGCAGAATGACGAGCAGGCGAAAGAATTCATGCTCGACGTTCGCTGGTGGATCGACACGCTCGGATCGATCGCATCGCTCGGCACCGAAATCATGGACGATGCCGACAAGCAAGTGCTGGTGCACGTCGCCCGATTCAACTCTGGGCATCGGATCAACGCGCTCACGTCGAACCCCGCAACGATTCGCGGCAAGGATGGTCACGTGATCGCCGACGAGTTCGCATTCCATAAGAACCCGCGCGCCATCCTGAAGGCTGCGCTATCCGTTCGGGTATGGGGCAAGCGCGTCATCATCATCAGCACCGACAACGGGATCGACTCTGACTTCGAAGACCTGCTCGATGAGATTCGCAGCGGTAAGAAAAGCTACGCGTACCACCGCACGACGTTCGACGACGCGATAGCCGAAGGGCTGTATGAGCGCATCTGCCAGATGCAGGGCATGGTCGCGACCGATGAAGGTAAACAGCAGTGGCGCCAGGAGATCATCGACGACCACGGCATGTTCGCCGATGAAGAGCTTTTCTGCATTCCGACTGGCAGCGGTGGCACCTACCTGTCGCGGCCCACCATCGAAGGCTGCATGTATGACGCGCCGGTGCTGCGGCTCGACCTGCCTGACGACTTCACGCAGCGCAGCGAGGAAGACAGAAAGGCGCACGTGACCGCGTGGATACGCACGCACCTGGCCCTGCCGATTCGCCAGCTGGATCAGGATCAGCTGCACGCGCTCGGCGAAGACTTCGGGCGCACCAGCGACATCACCGTGCTGTGCCCGCTCGCCATCGATCAGAAGCTGCGACGCGTGTGCCCCTTCATCGTCGAACTGCGGAACGTGCCATTCCAGCAGCAGGAGCAGATCGCGATGTATCTGCTCGCGCACCTGCCGAAGCTGATGGCGGCGAAGTTCGATGCGGGCGGCAATGGTCAGGCGCTCGCCGAAGCGGCTGTGCTCAAATACGGTGAAGACAAAGTCGAAGCCGTGCACCTGAATGAACGGAGGTATGGCGAACTGCTGCCGCCGTTGCGAGCTGCGATGGAAGACCGAACGATCCAGATCCCGCGCGACGCTGACATCTTGTCAGACCTTCGGCAGTTTCAAATGCTGAACGGTGTGCCGAAGCTGCCGAAGGTGCGAGTGGCGTCGAAGCTGGATCGCAAGCCGCGTCACGGTGATGCAGGTGTCGCCATCGCGCTGGCCTACGATGCGACGCGCGCAGAGGTGCCCGACATCGCCTACCACCCCGTGCGACCGACTGGGATGTGGGGGAAAGGCGGCGCGCTGTGATCATCTTCGGACGAATGCACGCGAGTTCGGCGGTCGACTCCGCGCTCGAAGGTCAGCAGGCATTGTGCGTGGGCGAGCCGACGCGCGACGAAAAGCGGAAGGCACCGCCGCCGTTCCATAACTCCAAGCGGTGGGGGCAGCTGTTCGATCAGGATCTGAATCGTCTGGTGCAGACCGCGAAGGATCTCGGGGCTACGCCCATCCGGCTGATGTTCCGAGCGACCGACAAGCAGAGCGTGCTACTCTGCGGGAATCCGCTGCGAAGGGCCATGAATCATGCCGATACTTGACGCGCAGGGTAGACCTGTAAACACGGGACGGCTGACCGAAGAGATCGCTGGAGCATCGATCGCTTCGATCCGAAACGTCTTCGCAGCTGATTCGATCGCGCGCGGTCTGACACCGGCGCGACTCGGTTCGATACTGCAGCAGGTCGACGAAGGCACCGACCCGCGCGACTACTTGATCCTTGCCGAAGAAATGGAAGAGCGGGATCCGAACTACCGCAGCAAACTGAGCGTGCGCAAAATGGCGGTGCAGGGTCTGCCGCTGGTAGTCACCGCTGCCAACCCCGACGACCCGCGCAGCGTCGAGCAGCAGGAGTTCGTGCAGGATATTCTGGACCAGCCGATCTTCATCGACTCGCTGCTCGACTCGCTCGATGCGTTGGGCAAGGGTTACAGCGTCGTCGAGATCATCTGGCAGCGCGACGCCACACAATGGACGCCGCTGCAATACAAGTGGCGCGACCCTCGATTCTTCAGGTTCGACCGCGACAACGGCGAAGAGATCCTGCTGCTGACCGAAGATTCGCCGGCGATCGGTGAATCGCTGGAGCCCTGCAAGTTCATCACGCACCGGCCGAAGATGAAGTCGGGCCTGACGATCCGCGGCGGGCTCGCCCGCATCGTCGCCGCGATGCACCTTTACAAATCCTTCGCGCTGAAAGACTGGATGGTCTTCGCCGAGGTGTACGGCATTCCGCTGCGGCTCGGAAAGTACGACACCGAAGCGCACAATGAAAAAGACATCGCGACGCTCCGCACCGCGGTCGCGAACCTTGGCACCGACGCTGCAGCTGTGATGCCGCGCTCGATGGAATTGGAACTGGTGCAGGCCGCGAAGGTCGGCGACGGCAAAGGTCTATTCGAAGCGCTGACGAACTGGCTCGACAAGCAAACGACGCTGGCGATCCTTGGAACGAATGCGACAAGCGAGGAAGGCGGGAGCTTCGCGAAGGCGACCGCGCTCGAAGAGGTGCGCGGCGACATTCTGAAGAGCGACACGCGGCAGCTAAACGCGACGATCAATCGCGACCTGGTGAAGCCGCTGATCGATCTGAACTTCGGACCACCGCCCGATGGCGTGTACCCGACCGCAGCGCTGACCATCGAAGAGCCTGAAGATCTGGTCGGCTTCACTCAGGCTCTGCTGCCATGGGTGAAGGAAGGTCTGCGCATCGAAGCGGCAGCGGTGCGCGACAAGTTCGGGCTGCAGGAGCCTGACGAAGACGCAGAGATCCTGGGCGAATCGAAACCTGAGCCGGCGCAGCCGCCACCGCTGCCGCCAGGTCTCGACCCCGAACCCGAACCCGAAGCGAACCCTTTCGAATGAAGATCGTGATCGGTGGTGGCCCGAACACGGGCAAGACGACGCTGGCCGCTACGCTCGCGAACGGCTCGCCATCGCTGTGCACTGATGACCTGATGCACCTGCCATGGTCTGAAGCGTCGCACGCCGCTTCGTTTTGGCTCGACGCGCCCGGCCCGTGGGTGGTCGAAGGTGTCGCTGCAGCACGTGCTCTGCGAAAGTGGCTGAAGCGGAACGAGACCGGCAAGCCCTGTGACAAAGTGATCTGGCTACGCCAGCCGAAGGCGCCGCAGGTCGGTGGTCAGGTCGCCATGGCGAAGGGCTGCGAAACGGTGTGGCGTGAGATCGCCGGCACGCTCGCAGGTCGCGGCGTGGAGATCGTTTACCAGTGATCTACTTCCCGCTGCGTTGGCTCGCTGAATACTTCAGCACCGATGGCTTCGACCATCCCGCGCAGGACAGCTGGCCCGACTACTTCGACAATACGCGTGACGTTCGGAATGGAAAAGGCCGAGCTCGCAAGCGCGACCCGGCCGACGTCGACACGATCGTGCTGCACCAGACCGCGGTGAAGTTCGGCACGCGTCGAGCCGACCGCGAGAAGTACGGCGAGCGCCTGGCGCTGCATCGCCGCTTTTACAAAACGCCATACCACTGCATCGCGCTGCTGAACGGCGACGTGCTCTGGAACAATGACGCAGCCTGGTACACGTTCCACGGTAACAGCAGCAACGCGACCAGCGTCGGTGTGGCTGTGGAGGGATCGTTTCCCGGCCTGGAGTCGAAGCGGAAGGCATCGCACCACGCCATCGACGAATTCGTGGTCGCGACGGTTCGGGCCGCGCTGCTGCTGACCATGCTGAAGTGCGAAGAGCAGGGTGCAGCCATCGGGAAGATCCAGGCGCACCGGAACTACAGCGGCGGCAGGGTAGGAGATCCCGGCGAGCGGCTTTGGCGGCTAAACGCGGTGCCGGCCCGGGAAGCCTGCGGCCTGCAGACTGACTTTCTCCTGGCCCGTGGCAGCGGTCGCCCGATCCCGCTGCAGTGGGACGAAGGCGCCCAATTCGACTACAGGGGCCGCCCCGTTGACACATCCCGGAATCCGTGATCAATCGAAGGGGTGAAGCGAAGTCAGTTTCTAGCGCTCGCCGGTGCGGTGCCAACCGTGCTCGCCGTGAAGCGCGACGATGAAACACTGCAGATCGACGTGCTCGACGTCATCGGCGCTGACTTTTTCGGCGAAGGTGTGACCGCCAAGGCTATCGCCGCAGAGCTTGATGCGAACCCCGGCGTGAAGCGCATCGCGATGCGGGTCAATAGCCCTGGCGGTGATGTGTTCGAAGGTCACGCGATCTTCAATCTGCTTCGCGATCACGGCGCAGAGATCACGGTCGACATCATCGGGATCGCGGCGTCGATGGCAAGCGTGATCGCGCTCGCCGGCGACACCGTGCGGATCGCCAGCAACGCGATGATGATGATCCACGATCCCTGGGCGCTCGCCATCGGCGACCAGCGCGAAATGGCGGCGATGGCTGACATGCTCGGCAAGATCAGGACCACACTCCTGAACGTGTACGATCAGAAGTCGCCCCTGGACCGCGGCGAACTGTCACGCATGATGCAGCGCGAAACGTGGCTGACCGCAAGCGATGCGAAGGAAGCCGGCCTGGTCGACGAAGTGGTCAGCGCCGAACCGGAAGCGGGCGAGGCTGCTGCAGTTTCAGACCCCCGATTCTTCGCAACGCTCAGCAGGTACTTCCACACACCCGAAGCGCTGCTCGACATCTTCAGCAACAGCGACGGCCGCCAGCTGGTCGCCGCAATGGCCCACCCTGAGAAGCAGGAGACCGAACCCATGATCAAAGCAATCCTTGCAGCGCTCGGCCTGTCCGAAACCGCCACCGAAGCCGAAGCCATCACGGCGATCGTCGCGATGCGAACGCCGGACCCAGACAAATACGTCGAGCGGTCCGAACTGGTCGCCGCTGCAGAGCGTGCCACCAAGGCCGAAGCCGCAATGGCAGAGCGCACCAAGGCAGACGAAGCCGCAGCGGTCGGCACCGCCGTCGACGACCTGATCGCCGGCGGATTCGTCGAGCCAGCGAAGCGCGCCGCAGCGATCGAGAACTGCACGATCCTCGGTCCAGAGCGTTACGCGAAGCAGTTCGAAGGCAGCACACCGCGGCTCGACCCGAGCGATCTCGACAGTCGCGACCCGGCCGCAGGCAACACCGGCGTGCACGGATTGTCATCGCGCGAGCTCGCAATCGCGGCGAAGCTGATGATCAGCCCCGAAGAATACGCTGCGCAGAAGCAGCAGGATGCACAAGACAAAGCGACCAGAGCGGCGCAAGCCGCAGTAGGAGCAGCGTAAATGACCGCACTAGCCGCAGACCGCACCGATTCCACCGAGTTGCACGGGCACCTCGGCAAGCGATACTCCTACCCCGTCGACGCGGGCGCGCGCATCTTCCAGGGTGCGATCGTCTGTATCGACACGGCAGACCAGCTTGCAAAGCCGGGCGCCACTTCGACCACGCTGGTCGCGGTCGGCATCGCGACTGACCAGGCAGACAATACCGGCGGCGCCGATGGTGACATCGAAGTCGACGTGCGTGCCAACGTGTGGGGCATGAAGAACAGTTCTGGCGCAGATGAGATCACGCTCGATGACGTGGGCAAGACCTGCTACATCGTCGACGATCAAACCGTGGCGCTGACCGATGGCACGGCCAGCCGAAGCGCGGCCGGCGTTGTCGCCGACGTCGATGACAGCGGGAGCGAAGGCGAAGTCTTCGTCGACATCGGACCGACCGTACAACCCGCATAGCCTGGGGAGACAAAGCAGATGATCATCAATCACCAGACAATCGCTGAGCTTTTCACCGGGTTCAAACGGAACTTTCGCAGCGGCTTCGAATCATTCGGAGTCGATCGGACGTGGGACAAATTCGCGACGCTCGTGCCGTCATCGACCGAGCAGGAACTATACGCATGGCTGGAAGAGTTCCCACAGATGCGGGAATGGCTCGGCAGCCGGCGTTACAAAGACGTCGAGACCGAGGATTACCGCATCGTCAACCGGCTGTGGGAAGCTACGGTCGCGGTGAAGCGCACGAAGATCGAAGACGACACCTTCGGCACCTACTCGCCGATCTTCACCGAGATGGGCGCATCGGCGGGCCGGCACGGTGATGAACTGATGTATGACGTCTTGCGTGCTGGCGATGGAACCTTCGCGCAGGGTGGCACCGGCGTCGGATTCGATGGCGTCACATTCTTCAACGCGGCGCACCCTGTCGGGGTCGGCACCGTGTCGAACCTGAATACCGCCGGCGGTGGTAACGGGAAGTGGTACCTGATGGACGCTCGCCGACCGATCAAGCCGCTGATCTACCAGCAGCGCCTGGCGGCGGAACTGGAATCGAAGACCGACCCCGCAGCGAGCGACGACGTCTTCAACTCGGACCGCTTCGCATTCGGCTCGCGTGCTCGCGATGCCGGCGGCTATGGCTTCTGGCAGATGGCGTTCCAGTCGGATCAGCCGCTGAACGAAGCGAACTTCGATGCAGCGGTCGCAGCCATGATGGGCGTCGAGTCCGACAAGGGGATGAAGCTTGGGATCAGCCCGAGCATCCTCGCAGTCGGTCTTGCGAACCGAGCTGCCGCGCTCGACCTGCTCGGCCTGGATCGTCTTGCCAGTGGCGCGACGAACCGGAACTTCCAGGCCGTCGACCTGCTGATCACCTCGTATCTTCCCTAGGGATGAATGGCCGCATACGCCACGCAGCCGGACATCGTCGCACGCTATGGGCCGAACGCTCTGCTTATGGCGAGCGATCGGGATGACGATCAGAAGCAAGACACCGACACCGTAGCGGCAGCGCTCGACGACGCGACCGGCGAGATCAATGCGTGGATCTCAGCGCGTTATGATCTGCCGCTGTCGGAGGTGCCCGCAGTGCTGGTCGAATGCTGCGTCGACATCGCTTTCTATCGGCTGCACTTCCTTCACTCGACGCTGACCGACGAGATCAAAGAACGCTACCAGCAGTGCATCGAACTGATGCAGGCCATCGCAGCCGGCGAAGCCTCGCTCGGTCTCGATGATCCTCCTGTGAGCATTGGCGGTGCCGCGACAATGGTCGGGCCACCGCGGCTCTTCACTCGTGACACGATGCGGAATATCTGATGCTGCGGTTCGACGCAAAGCAGATGGAACGGATCAATAAAGCGCTGGACCTATTGGCCGCGCAGCCCAGCCCGGGACTGCTCAATGCGATCGGCGGTGCGGTGCTCGGTCAGACGCGGCAGCGCATCGCATCCGAAAAGCGCGACCCGGCCGGCCGACCGTGGGCGCAGTGGTCCGACGAGTATGCCGAAACGCGCAGCGCCGGGCAGCGTCTGCTCGAAGGCACCGGCTCGCTGCTCGAATCGATCCAGATGCAGATCGAAGGATTGTCAGTGTCGGTCGGCAGCGATCTGGTCTACGCATCTTCGCAGCAGTTCTCGGAACCCGAGCGCGAATTCTTGGGGCTCAGCGACCAGAACGAACGCGATCT